TGTTCTTCCATTTGAACTATTCCCCCCTTTTTTGTTGTTTAAATCTTTATAAGGGTAAATATAAGGGGGATATAATATAAGATTATACCCCCCACTCCACACAACAGGAGATTAATTATTCCTTAATTAAACCTTGTGTTTCTTTATAATTATTCTCCAATGACATATTTAAACCATGTACTATTTGTTTAGCAATTTTTAAGTCATTTTCATTTAAATAATAACCATGATATAATTGATTTAAAATACCTTGATGTCTAACTTTCATTGTGTTTACCCTTTCTTGTTGTTATTAAATCTTTTTAAGGAGTGTATAGGGGCTAGTATATTCTAGCCCCAAATGAGATTGTACTATTTTTTTACTATTTTCAATGATATTCTGTAAGATAATAGTTTGTCAATATAAAACCTTACATTGCGATACAACCTAACGAATACATTAGGTTTTAATAAATTATAAAATTCTACATGTAAAGAATCTATTTTTTTACGAATACCATTACATTTATCATTAAAAATATACTGAGCATTACCAATTTCATCAATAGTATCTTGTGCATAACTATCTATGCTATTACAAGTATCTTTAATATCCTCAGCATCTAACTCATCATCAGCATCAATAGCATGATAAATATCATATTGTAAGTGATTAATTTCAGAACATTTATTTTCTGCTTGATTTATATAATCATAAATCTCACTTATTTGATAAGATAATTCATCAAATTGTTCTGCCCATTGTATTACTTTGTTTTTACTTATTCTCATGACTTTCTCCTTTTGTTGTGTATTAAAATTTTTTATCAAGGAGTATAAAGGGGGAGTCAATTCTCCCCCTATTTTAAATGAATATTAATAATTACAAACTTAACCTTTTTAATATATCTTGTTCCATTTTTTCAACTATTTTATTAGTTAAATCTGCTTCTCCTTCATGGACACAATAAATTAAATCAGTCAAATTATTATATGAACCACCAACATAATCATCTTTTATAGCATTTAATACTGGCTTTAATAATAAATCATATAATTCATTATCATCACAATCTGAACAATTATTAGTTATAGTATTATTATGTTCACAAATATTATCTGTTGTTTCTTTATTCATTTTTTCTCCTTTTGTTGTGTATTATTAAAATCTTTATTAAGGAGATAATAATGGGGGTATTTCTACCCCCATATAATTATAAATTACATATTCTAATTTGATAAGTTTTTTTATTAAAATATATAATAGAATTATCTACTTTTAAGATAGCGTATTTATAACCATTTATAGAGCCTTTTAACTTTTTATAGTTTAACCCGTAACAATGATTAAATCGTTTAATATCTATCATATTATCCCCTTTTTTATGTTGTGTTATTAAATCTTTTTAAGGAGGTTACAAGGGGAGTAAAATACTCCCCTATAAAATGAATATTAAATATTAGTTGAAATCAGGGGCTATAATTCCATAACCACCCCAATCACAATAGATATTTAATTTTAGAGTATTTTGTATCTTGTTTTTAATGTCTTTATCGCATATTTTTAAAGCATAACCACGACAATCTGCATTTACAAAGATTTTTATATTATGCAACAATCCAAAACTAGTATTTGCATTTAAAATCTGATAAACTTTTAATAATATTTTATCGGTTTCAATTTCCCATTCATTACAATTTAAAATCCCATTGCAATAATCAGTACTTAATTTATGGGCTTTCTTCTCTAATCTAAATAATTTTTTACATAATGTTATATTATCGTAATCAGTATTGAATATTGTATTTAGATTTTTTCCATGTTTACCTATTTTATTATACATCATTTGTTTTTTATTCATTTTCTTCTCCTTTGTTGTGTTTTTGAAATCTTTTAGGAGGTTGTAAAAGGGGTTAATGATATTATTAACCCCTGTAAAATGAATATTAAATGCAATCTTTTATCTGTTCTAAACTTCTATAACCTGTACGACTATATAAGATACTTTCTAATGTATCTAAATTAGTTCCATTTATTGAAGTAACTAAATATATTTCATCTGTGGTAGCAATTCCACATTCTATTAAATAGTCCCAAAGTTCATTTAAGTCGTCTATTGTTTCAACTTTTTTATTCATTTTTTTCTCCTTTGTTGTGTTTTTAAAATCTTTAGGAGATGTAAATGGGGGAGAGTTTAACCTCTCCCCCTTTTCAATATTAATCTAATAATATTTCATATGCTTTTGGATTATTATCGATAAACCATGATAAGCCCCAACTCATAGGAACATTTATTCCCATAAATTCACAGCCTTTTATGAAATCATAAACTGCAATTTCTAAGGGGTTTAGTTTAATACTTTTATTTGTATATGGGTTGGTTATAATTTTGGATTCAGTTCCAACTTGTAACTCATTAATCCAATTATTTTTATTCATTTTTTTTCTCCTTGTTTTGTGTGTGTTAAATTTAATTTTTTTGTGGGGGGTTGTATTTCAACCCCCCCTAAACACAACAACAAAAAAAGTTTATTTCCTACATGAGGAAAGGCTTCTGTTTAAACGCTTCCGTAACAACGACGGGCAGGTAAGCCAAAAAACCAACAATTTCAAAAAGCCAACCCTATAATCTATATTACTTTACAATACTATGCAACTATTTTTTACAATTATTTTTTATTTATTTTTGTTTCCCGTCGATAAATTACTAAAAATTTTTTTTGCTTCGCAATTTCTCAGACGGAGAACTTTATGCTCTCCTTATGAGATTGAATCTATCAACCTTTTAAGGTTTCTAGGTGTTAAGATATGGGTTGAGCATAATCTATTGATTAATGGGCTGTTTTGGGCTAAATTTGGGGTATTCCGTACCACACCATCAATTTAATATCTTTAATGTTCAAAACGTGCAAAACGTGTAAGGGCTTACATATACAAAAAATATTTTTAATATGCAAGTATTATTTTTTTCATACAACTTTTTTTTAAATTATGCAAGCAAAAACTTATCAACAAAGTTATCAACAACTTATCAACATGTGGATAACTTGTGGATAATTTGTGGAAAAGGGGTACAAGGCGTATAAATGCACATAATCTTTAGGGGTTCACATTCCCCAAAAAATACAAAAACTAACTTTGAAAAAGAATTTCCAAAGAACTTTGACAAATAACTTTTATTTTTGTAAGTTATAATATGGCAAAATTAGCTAAGAAAAAGAAAAACCCACACAAAGAGGCAGCGATTCAATTATTCGCCTTTAATCATGGTATTACGCTGCAAGAAGTAGCAAATAAGATAGGTGTCAGTCATAAGGTAGTTAAGAATTGGAGAGAAGACCCTGAGTTTCATCTTGCAATATATAATTCTTACATGAATGAGTTTGATTCAAAGTTACCTTCTATATTAGATGCTATGGTTCGTGAGGCACAAGAGGGCAACGTACAGGCAGGTAGATTGATATTAGAACATAGTGGTAAATTGGTTAAGAATGTAGTTAATGTTACTATTAGTCCTTATGAGATGTTTTTAAATAAAGTTGATGAAGGAGCAGATGATGGTGAGCTTATAGAGGCAGCTACAGATGTAGACTTTGAGGAGATTGATTTACCACCAAGAAATCCTGAAAATCAGAGATTAAGAACTATAAAAGAAAGTAAAAAAGTAAAAGAAGTAGTATGCAAAGAAGAATATAATGCCAAGCAGAGAGAATGGTATAGGTGGCGAAAAAGAGCAGAGAAAGTAGGAGTATCGCCATTAAAGAACCGTAGACCAACACCTGCACAAAGGAAAGAATGGCAAAATAAAATAATTCAAGCAGAATCTTCAAAGACTAGCTAATCCCCATAAAAGTTATATATTCGCAATCCATAATTATACAGATTTCATCATAAACGTCTTCAGGTATTAATATATCTTCTTCTATCATCATTTTTTAAATGCCTTTGATATATCTTTTCTAAATGTTTTTAGTTTTTTATTATCAATAATATTTTTTAAAACAAATTCAGATACTCCAAACCATTCTCTTTTAGGCGTATTTTTTTGTTTAAAGTTATGATAAACACCATATCCTTTTATCTGTAGTGTATCTTTATTTATTTTTTTAATACCATTAATCATTTTACCTGTAGCTATTAAGGTTTTATTTTTTGTCGCATTTTTATAATATCCTTGCTTTTTAGCTTTCATTTGTAAGGTTTTAGGAGATAATGGCTTAAAATTATCATTATTAATGTCTTTACCCTTTTCAACATTCTTTTTATAAAACACTTTTGCCCTATCAGTTATATCTGAAGATAGTTTTTCAATAATTTTAGGTAATTTTTTAACTAATTTGCCTGCATTATATGTAACATTTATCTTAACCTGCATTATTATCTTCTATTTCTTCTGTTTCAGGTGCTTCTTCTACAGGTTTACCTTCCATTGCTGCATAATGAGGGTCTTCCATAAAATCTTTGTTGTCTTGTATGATTTTTGCAGCCTCATCTTTAGTTAAATCACCATTATAAGACATAAGTAGGTCAATTTCATTAATCATGTGATGTTTTAGCCTATGTTCGTCTAATAATATTTGGTCTTGAACAGTTTTTGGATATTCAGGCTCATTAAAATCAAGTCCTAGCCTTTCAGGCAGCCTTATATTGTTATATTCTGCTATATGCTTCTCTATATGATATAAATCATGCTCATACATCCTCCAAAGCTCAATATCATCCTGATAATCTTCAAATCTTTCTAAATCTTTGATTTTTAGTGCGATTCCACTAGGAGTTTCTCCACCATCTTGTGCAAATTGAACATATAAGTGATTATTTTGTGCTACAAGGTCTAATTGAAACTTAATATTCTCTATTACAGCATTTATATCACCTTGTGGAGCTGCGATATTGTAAGTTGCACCTTCAGGAAGGTCTAATATTTGGTCTGAACCTGCTCTTTCAATCCTTTTATCACTATCAACCCCTGTCATAAATGGCTGACCGAACATTTGAAACCTTAAACCAAGTTGCATCTCTGTCATTGCTATATTTACCTGCTCATTGCAATCAACTATATCAACTGCTCCGTCTACAAAAAACTCGTCTATTTGTTCCTCTCTATGAGTAAATAAGAAAGGTATAACGCCATATCCATGCTCATATTCTTCTACAATGTTGCCATCTTGGTCATATTGAGCATAAATTGACTCATCCCAGCAAGCATATTCCATTTTATCGGTATATGTAGTGTCTTCAGGTTGCATTAAAAGAGGATACATAATCGCAGCAGGTGTGTATGGGTCTTTAAGATGAACGTCAAAATAATAAACAGGTCTATAATCAAAGTAAGGCATACCATTGAACTCTTTATAAATAACTTGAGTTGCAACAGTACCAATCAAGCGAGTCATACGTTCAATATGCTTCATTCTAGCATCTTTTTTAATAGTTAATTGGTCATATTGAG